ACAAATAATCTCCGTGTGGGAGGGTTTCACAATAAGAGAAAAGTCATCTTTTCTCATTCCATACTTATATTATATCAAATCATCGACTCTTTGTCAAGTTTTTTCTTCACTTCAAGCAACTTTTTTGATAAATGCATTGAGTAACATACGATTCTGTAATTTACCGCTGGTGTTCTTTTTCAATGCTCTTCGGATTTGTGCTTTAGTCGAACCGACTTCAACAGCATCCATGTGGTCTACTTCATCAATTTCAAGACCTTTTGTATTAATAATGTAGAGTTCATCGTAAGAAGTTTTTGTTTCAATCAAAAACTTTTCTTTACGAAATTTAGTAATTTCTTCATCTTTTGGATATCTTTCCATTATATAAGACATATTTCCAGCAGTTCTTCTACCAGAACCAGAAGTCAGGAAAAATCCAAGAAGATTTATTCCCAATTGTTTTTTGAGTGCTAAAAGGAAAATTGAAGTGGTATCCATTAGTTTTCCACTTTCTCTATTGGGATAAACTCTTGTTCTAGTTATAGGGTCATCAATATGTAAATTTTTTCTCTCTATATGTTGTGTACAACCATCACCATCAAGAAATTCATTGTGACGATTACTTTGACCATCGGTTAGAAACACGACATTAACGATTTGAGCTTTTGTTTTTGTCTTGAATTCTTCTATAATCGTTTTAGCACAAAGAATTGTAGCATCCAACGGAGTTCCACTTAAAGAAAAGTTGTTTGGAGCTCCATAGTAAGGGTTATTTCTATAACCATAATAATTTGCAAACGTATCACCAACCAACAATATGTTTCTGTATGCTTCTGTCAATTCTCGGCCTTTCATTTTAGAAGAAAATAATGTCATCAAACGTAAGTGCTGACTGATTATCAAATCATTTTTCTTGTAGTTTGATATTTTCTTTCCAGATGAAGTTTCATCATAATTAGAATCACTGTTTCGTGACCAATTTGGACGATGAGGATTATCACAATTATAATCTCGGTAATGGTCAGTAAAAGCATACACTTCAAATGGAATCTGAACTTTCTGACAAAACATAGTCAAGTTTATCAACTGTTCGATAGTGTCTTTCATATATCCGTGCATCGAACCAGACCAATCTATGAACATCACCATACCATGATTCTTACCTTCTGGCAAGTTTGTGATTTGGCGAAAAATATTATCACTATATTTGTAAGCGTGAATCTTATTCATATCAAGAGTGCCTCTTTTAGAGGTATATGCTCTACGATGAATATCAGCAGCTTTCTTCATTTCAAACTCTTTGACCATGTAACTAATCATTTTACCATTGTTCTTTTTGAACGTTTTCAACATTTCGTTTCCAGTGTCTACAGCACCTTCAACTTTATTATAATAGTTGTTCAATTCTTCGTGAATAACTTTATGGTCAACAATAATTGCATCTGTATTGATTTTAGGAAAAGTTAGATACTGAGGAATACTAACGTGGTCACTCATATCTGATAATTCTTTTTCATTTTCTCTAAAAGCTTCATCAGTCATTGAAGTTGGTTCGTTATTATCATTAGAACCACCAGCAAAATCTTCTCTGTTATCACTGAATGGATCACTTTTTCCACCTTCAAAATTATTTGAAGAGGTTTCCGAACCATCTTTTTCTTCATCAGAATCTTCGTTTGACTTAGAAGAAGATTTGGTTTCATTTTCTTCACCATCATCTTCTTTATTTTCATCGGAACCAATAGGAGAAGTATTTTCATCTTTTTCATAATCACTAGGGTCATAATCTTCATTCCAATCATATTCATCTAAATCACCGTAACTATTATCGGTCTCAGATTCGTTTTCTTTACACCACTCATACAGAGCATCGGTAACTTCAACAACATCTTCCCAAGTTTCGGTTCTTTCAACTTTTTCAACCCACTCTCGTTCTTCATCGGTAAACTCAATCGAATACTGAGTTCCAGCTTTTGTGTAAAGGTTGATACGGTCAATCAAACCAAGATCATTAGCGTCAACTCCCATCTTTCGTAATCCGAAAAAATCTTCATCCATCAGTTCGATATAACCACCCAGCATACATTTTCTGGAACCAGCAAACTTTCTCTTGATTTTCTTTTCGATTCTCGCGTCTTCGATAACGTTCAGGAAGGATTTATACCCTTTACCTTTTTCACTTATGGAAGAATGCCAACCATCATAAGGTGTCCATAGAGCATGACCAACTTCGTGGGCACAGAACAGATCATAAACATCTGAGCCAGGCTTCCATTTTAGAATAGGTAAGTATAAAATTCGATTTTTTACATCGAATGCTGCGGTAGGGATTTTCTTGTGTTCAACAGTAATGTTCTCTGCTGCCATCAGTTTGGCAAGCATTGATTTCTGTTCTATTAAGTTTGTTTTCATCATAATATATTCTCATAAAAATGGTTATTTTTTAACCTCACTATACTTATATTATACCAAGTCACCGACACTTTGTCAAGTCTTTTCTTCGCCTGGAGTAACATTTTTGTAATTTGATACCAATTCATCTGTTCCATCTTCCATTTCAGAAGAAGATTTTGAGTAGTCTCCTGTTCCATCGTCAAGATGCTCATATCCAGTAAGTTTCCCTGAATACTTCTTCATAATTTCTTTTCTTAGAATCTTTAATGATTTTGACATTTTTTTCCTTTCCTCACTCTTCATGTACTATTATACAGAAAAACGAAACGTTTGTCAAGTCTTTTCTTACTCTTGGTTGGAAAAATCTTTGGTGAGTTTTGTTTTGGGAACATTAGAAGAAATCCATCCTAGAACTTCTTTCTTCACATCTGCTTCGGGAGCAAACGATTTACCTTCTTTTTTGAAGGTCAGGTAGGTAAAATCTGTGACAATCATATTACCAGTTTTGGTTCTTACCTCTTTCTTTGTCTCAGGATCGACATAAGGAATGGTATTTTCTCGATTATTCAGAACAACACGAACACCTCCATTGAGACCTCTTGGAAGTTTTCCCTTGATTACATCATACATATTCTTTGCAGCACCTTCGTGAGACATCAACATAATATCTTCTGGAACAACTCTGTCTCTATTACGATTATTGACAATTGCTACAGCATAGTTTGTCAATACCCATGTAAGATGAATGTTTTTAGAGTCATATCCTACTTGTTCTAATTTCGGAATTATTGTTGAAATGTCACTTGCATCTTTCATGGTGATGTCAAACATGATATTCGGCAATCTATCAGAATTAGCATCTCTGAGCAGAAGGTCAAGTGTCTTATCCTTGATTCCTGCTTTCTTGACAAACTGGTGGATTTTAAAAACATCTTTTGAATTTTTTAGATTCAATCCCTTTATCTCTGGAAATTTGCCTTGTAGGTCAGCCATTTTCATCAGTGATTTTTTCCACTCATCAACATCACGAATTTTAAATTTCTCTTTTTCCATAAAGTTGGAAATTGTAAATCCTTTTCCACTCCCTGCCCCGCCTGCTAAAAAAACTATTTGACCATAATTTTTTCCTTGATTATAGAGGATGAGTTTTTCCTGCAAGGAAAGATATTGAGAGAATGTTTTCATATTAATATTTATAATATGTGCATATGGACTAAAAATCCCCGATGTGATTTGATAAAACTTCAAGCTTGTTTTCTGTGAAATAAGTAGGAAGTTTATTCCGATTACCGATTGGTTCTTCTTCATATTGTTCGATAATTTCACACATCAAGTGATTCGGAGTGTGTCTTAAATCGATAAGTTCTTGATTTCTTTCAAATCTATGAGAGTGTTCTTTCGGTAAAGAACCATTCATCCAAACTTCAAGATTTTTCTTGGTGATGGGTGTTTGTCTTATTTTATCAACAATAACGTTATCCGATGATAACACGTTTGGGATTCCATCTCCTTTGTCACCTCTCAAAATATGTTCTTTTAGATATTCTTGTGGGTCAACACCATTCAGAAATTTCTTTGTAGCAGGAGAGTATTGGAACACGTTGTCGTTCATTTGTAGTTGTATAAAGTCTTTGTCACTGGAAACAATCAGTGTTTTTTCACCCTCTTTTCTTTTGCGTAAAACTAATGTTCCTATGATATCATCTGCTTCAGCAGTATCGACATGAATTACACGGTAAGGAAAGTTTACTTTAATTTCTTCTTTGAGTTGATTGAACATTTCAAAAACTGCTCTCCAATCTACAGATGAAGCTTCTCTTCCAGATTTTCTCATTGCTTTGTATTGTGGAAAAACCTCTCTTCTCCAAGAGTGTTTACCATCACAGCAAATAACCAATTCTCCGTATTCATCAAAATGTTCTTTTCGGTATTTTTTCAAACTATTCAATGTCATGTGCCGAACAATGTTTATATCAGCTTTACCATTTTTCATAGACATCGATGCCGATGCAAAAAGTATTTGACTCAGATCAATTAATATCATTATTTTCTTCCTTTTTTCAAATTTTTTATTTCAGTATCAATTTCTTTCAATCTACCTTCAATTTCGGCATTACTCAAAACATCAAGTTCTCCGCGAACTTCTGATAAACAAAGCATTTCGTTCAATAAACTTTTTCGTGTTCTCATGACTTTCTCTTATAAAGTTTTTTAATTATAGTATTATAATAACAATAAAGAGAAGAAAAGTCAAGTCAATCTTGATTGTGGGATTCTTTTGGGGGGATTTTATCGTTATCGGCAAAACATTGTTCTCTTGTCATAGTCTCAAAAACTCTCCATAATTTTTTCATTCTTGTTTCATGCAATTCACTCAATCCAGACAAAACAGTCACGATGTCATCTTCTTTCATCGGACCAGATGGATCATCATAAATTCTTTCTGATATAGATTCTAAATCATCTCTTGTTTGCCAAACATTCTGTATTCCTGTTTCTAAATCAAATCTATCGTATTTCATAATTATTCCTTTTCAAGTATTGTTGTTATTTCCTGTTCATGTTGTGTGTAAAAATTAACTATCGGCAATCGATCTGGCTTCGGGTGCTTTTTTGTCGAGAGGTTTTTCGGAGAGAGTTGTCTTTTTCCCTGTTTTAGTATTGGTACTTTCGGTTTTGACTGTGGATCTTTCAATCTTTTCCTCTTTGGACATTGATTTTTTATCACCATAACCATCTTTGTACCAACCACCACCTTTGAGATGGAAACTACCCAAACTCATTATTCTAGTAGCTGGTTGTTCACAAAGAGAACATTTTATTGTTTTGATTGTTGAAGTAATTTTGTCAAATTCTTCAGTTATCTCATCACATACGTCACATTTATATTCGTATATTGGCATAATTATTCACTCCACCATTTTCCTATTCTACCACCATGAAGAAAAACATTCTCATGTCCTTTATTACAAACTTTAGCAACTGCTGCTAAAGCTTGTTGTTTATCATTCGTTCTAAAATAAGGTTTATCACCAATTGTAACTTGATACCTCATAATTTTAATCCAGTTATTGATGAAAGATAATTTGTTTCCATTTCTCTTTTTGGTTCTAAAATTACCATAACGTGTTTATTGTCTAGTGTAATTTTATCTGTTTTTCCAGACACACTCCAAGGTACTAGACCTATTCCCATATGACCAGCAGAGTTTGATCCCATTTGTTGGAGAGACATTGGTTTTTCTAAAATTAAAAATCCGTCTGCACTTTCTTCCATTCTTGATATCAATTCTTCGCCAGAAGTTAGTTTCAATACTTTTACATCATTTGCCATTTTTATAATTGTTCCTTCAACGTTGTTACATATTTAGAAATTGAATGGTCTAACCCATCCGTTTTAGAAATTAATCCATTATCATTATTCGGTCCCCATTCTAGGGACACACTATCTACAAAAACTCCTGTATGACGATAAGGCCAAGGAGGAGTAAAAGGGATAGGATCGCTAAGGCGAACCACCCTCCAATGAGTGGGTTGTCCACCAGACAAAACTTGAGAAGAGACTTTTGGTGATCCGTAAGAGTAAATTTGAACATTCTTACCTCTCTTGTGAAGCCACATTCCTATTATTTGTGCAACA